ATATTTTCGTAAGCGATAACTTGCCGATTTGACCCAGCTTCTGCGGCAGCTGCCATCACTTCTGCGGCGGCCGATTGTGCTTCAGCGGTACTGGTATATTCAAGACGATTATTTTCAAGTGCTATTTTTAACTCAGATTCTTTACCTGCGAGTTCTCCGAGTAATTTTTGACGCTCTCCGTCCGTGATATTCTGTGCAGTAGTGACCTCGTTACGTTGTTTAGAAACCTCCGTCAGTTGCTTAGAAAGGTCAACTCTCTCTTGCTCAATTGCCAACAAACTCTCTTGAGCGGTGGCCCATTGAGATTCAGCTTCCATAGCGTCGATTCGGTCATACAATTGCTGGGTATTGTGGCTAAGCGAATTAGTGTTTTTGTCATACGCTAGGTTCAGACTATCGACAGCTCCGTTCAAAATTTCAATCTTCTTTTGAAGATTCTTCTTCTCCCCAGCCGTTTTATTTTCGACCTGAGACAGTTTGACAATTTCATCTGCTAGAGCTTTGTAAGATTTGCTGGATGAACTGTTCTCTTGAACTGCGTCTCTTCTGGCCTTAGCATGCTCATTGACAGACTTCGTTAGTTCATCCGTTTGAGCAACGAGATTTTCTTGTTCAGCTTTTAGTTTTTTGGTTTCTTCGCTATCTCGATTCAACCAATTCCACAGCGCTGTTCCTGCTGCAATTAACCCAGCCATTGCGACAATTACAAGACCAATAGGGTTAGCTGCCCATGCCGCATTAAATAGAGTTACCGCTGTTGTCCACAAGCCTGTTGTAGCTGATCCAGCTATTTGAGCCACTGACATCAAAGATATTTGTCCAGCAATTAAGCCGTAAAGGACTGTTCCTGCTTTCAATACCCCGGCATTTACCATGTAAGCTGCAGTGTTCACATTTTGGTTCAATGTAGCAAGTTTTAAGACAGTGTTAAAAGCGCCAACAGCTACGGTTTGCGCCTGAATCAGCGCAGTTACAGCAGACACCACCTTAAAAGCAACAAAAGCTGCGGTAATGCCAGCTAACAAAGGGGATAGTGGTTTAATGACAACGATACCGACCTTGACGGCATCAAAGAATAATTTGAAAAATGGTATGCTAGCCTCTACTGCTCCAGACATGAGTTTGAAACTTGCATTGACGATTACTTTTAAACTGTCTATGTTTTTAGCAATACTTTTCCCTGTCACTGCTTTAGAAACCTTGTCGAACGATTCGATTAAGCTGGCTAAGCCTTTGGCAATAGCATTTCGTAAATTCCCAAAAGATGTCTGAATCCCCTCGCTATTGGTCTTTGCTAACTCAGCAAATCCGCCAACGCCGCCATTCAACTCGATTAACTTCTTGCTAAATTGGTCAAAGGTAATTCGACCACCTTGCAAAGCTGAGTAGAAATCGTTTTGAGCAGAAGCTCCTGCAAAACCAAAACTTTCAGCCGTTTTTTGAAGTGCATATGGCATGGTTTCTTGCAGAGTCTTCCAAGATTGCATGTCAACCTTGCCAGAAGAAAGCATTTGTGAAAATTGTTGTAAACCGCGAGAAGCGTCTGCCGAACTTGCTCCACTAGCCAAAAAAGCGTTATTCAAAGCTAATGTTAGCTTAGTGGACTTTTCTAAATCTCCCGTGAGTGATGTCAATCTTTGAGCTGTACCGACAACTTCGTCCAGAGTTGTTGGTAAACCCTCGATACCATCCGATAACATTTTCGTTGCATTGGCCACATCTGTAGTACTGTGCCCCATTGATTCCATCACTCGAGGGAAACGTTGCAAGGTATCGTAGCGTTGGATGGCTTTATCTAGAGATTGATTAAGTAAATTGAGTGCTGCACCGGTTGCTTTAAAAATAAGCGATCCGGCAGCAAAGTCTTTTAAAGACCTACTTCCTTGTTGTCCTTTTTGACTAACTCGTTCAAGCTCATCATTTAAGACTTTGACTTGCTTCCCGTCCACGTCTACTAAGATGGTTACTTTTCCATCAGCCATATTCTTCCTCCTCCCTATCTAATCTGTATTTAGCTTTTAATTTCTGCATGTTTGCTTGATATTCAGGAGACTCCCCTTTTCTCGGTTTCCACTGCCTTATTTCGATAATTCGTTGCATAATCGTATTGTCCGGCAATGCATTCAAAAGAGATTTGAACTCTATCCACGTTAAACTATCGAAACAAGTAAATAGATTGATAGAATAGGCCTGTAAAAAGCTTGCATAGATGAATTCCGCATCTTTCTTCAAGTCGATTAGCTTAGGTTGAGCCTCATCGTGTTTTGGTCTAGGCATTGGATTGCCTTGTAAATCAAGTAGTTCTCCTTCTTCTTCGTTCGAATCAATGAAATTACTCTTGATATAAAGCCAAAGATCGATATATAGAGGGTAGTCTATATCATCACGATCTAAGAGAATTTGAACAGCAACCCGAGCTTTTTCGAAGTTATTCAAAACATCATCGTTAATGACATCAAAGACATCTAGCACACGATTAAAAGAGAGGTTTATCGGATAAATAACATCTTCAAACTCAAAGGCTTTGATTAATGGGTCGTTTAACCTCATGTAACACATCTATTTCTTCTTCATAGGTGCGACTTTTGTCTTCTTGGTATATTTACTAATACGGACCTTTGCAGCTTTCTCTCGCTCGATAGCCAGTTCTTCTAATTTCTGCGCAATCATTTCGCTGACTTTTTCGAGAGTTTCTTGCAAGACAAGATAATCTGGGTAGAGATCATATAATTCTGCAAACGTTCCGTCACCAAGCAAAAGATCGTATTGTATCTCAAGATATTTCTTCTCTAGGTCGACAGCTCCTTTGACGGTATCGATTGTGATGTTATCTTCTTCAATATCTTTTCCGATATTAGATTCAACAATCTGTCTCTGAAATTCATTCAGACGCTTAGTTGCCTCTGTTTCCATATCGTGGAAACGCGTTAACGATTCAGCAGAAGTGTCAAACCAGCGCTCCACTGTCCCTAATTTAATAGGGAAACCAGACTTCTGGATTTCAATTGAGATTGACATGCGTTACTCCTTTTCAAAAAATATAAAAAAGAGGGATTTCTCCCTCTCAAGTTATTAAACGCCTGGAACGGCAGATTCTTTAGGTAAACCTTTAAATGCCAATTTACATCCAAATTCTTCATAAGCGGTGGCATCTCCGCCACCGCCTTTGATACCTGTAGCTGTTGCCACACCGACCCATTGCTTCTTATTGTCGGACTCAACGATCTTATGCCATAGCTTACGACCGTCGCCTACTTTGCGTTTTTTGCTTACAATCAAAGCTTGCGCTTTGTCTTCCGGATCGTACGTTCCTGCTACTGTCCAAGCCTCTGAAACACCGATGACTTCTTCTTCTACGTTTCCATCTCCGTCGTAGTAACCAGCTTTGTCAGTTTCTTCATCTGTATCATCGCTGATAGTTGTAATCCATTTTGCTACTTCCAACCATTCCGTTGGTTCTTTGGCAGGAGTGCTTGGGTCAAATTCAGCGACAAAATGTCCGCGTTTCGCGTTCTTATTACGTGCCATTATTTAGTTTCCTTTCTGTCTATACACGGTTAGCTCAACTTGAAAAGTTAAGCGGAAATAAAAAAAGCCGGACATATCACTGTTCTGATAGTGCGGCTCGGAAGCAATGGTTAAACTCGAAAATTCAAATGATTTATCTAAACTCTCTACTTTATCCAAATCTTCCAGTACATTTGATAATTTGCTTACTATCGTAAAAATACGCTCTCTATCCTTTGATTTTCCTTGAATTTCATAGTTTAATCTTTTCTCTTTCACGCCGTCGTAATAGGACTTAATTACCTTACCGCCAGGCAACGAATAGAGAGAAATACTTTCTTCTTCATTGTTCAAATCATTAAACAAAGGAATTCCGAGCGATTCTGATTGGATGACGTCATCAATGACATCCCCTAGTCTTTCTTGAAAATCCATTACTTCAAACCAGCTCCTTTCACGAATGCATCTTTCCAATCATCCATGAACATAGCTTGCGCTGCTAAATCCCAGCGATTAGTAGCTAGTGGATGGACTGTTTTTTGGAAGTTAGCCGAATTATAAAACCAACGTCTTGCGTAAGGTGTATCCCAAGACAGAGCTTTTCCGTTACTCTCAAC